GGAAAGGTATATGAAGTTGACCCAGTCGTACAACAAGCTATGACGCGAGATTATTCTGCGTTAATGAAAGCAATAAATAAAAAGAAAACTAATTAATGGCATTTGTTTATGAAAATATAGCTCAAGTTGTTGATTCTGTCAACGAAATTGTATTAGGAGTAAAATTCACTAATGCAGAATCTATTTTCAAACCTATATATTCGGTACGAGAACAAGCCAAAGAAAATTTAAAAACATTGTTGTTTACTAGAATTGGCGAACGATATATGCAACCATCATATGGTACTAGCTTGTTAAATTTGTTGTTCGAACCAAATACCATACAAATTAAAGAAGATGTTTCGGAACTACTAGTAGATCCAATTAACACGTGGTTGCCATACATTTCTATAGAAAATATCAATGTAGTAACCGCAGAAGAAGATCCAACACTTCCGCATCTTCTTTCAATTACGATAACATATAATATTGAAAATTTTAGTACTGACAGTATAGTTGTATATGCAAATAACGACAATACAATATCGATAGTGTAAGCATGGAAACAAAAAAAGATGTATCATATTTAGGCAAAGATTTCGGACAATTCCGAAAAAATCTAATTGAATTTACTAAACAGTATTTTCCAAACTCTTACACAGATTTTAATGAATCTTCGCCTGGTATGTTGTTTATAGAATTGGCATCATATGTTGGCGACGTGCTTTCATTTTATGCTGATACTAATTTGCGAGAATCGTTATTAGAACGTGCTACGGAACGAGGAAATGTTTTTGATTTAGCACGTGCATTAGGATATAAACCAAACAATTCCGTAGCAGCACAAACAAGTTTAGATGTATTTCAATTAGTACCTGCAATTGGATCTGGCGCATCTGTAGCACCTGATTTTAACTATGCACTTTCTATAAAATCTGGAATGCAAATAAAACAACAAACCGGAGCGGCTGTATTTAGAACGTTAGAAGATGTGGATTTTGGATTTTCATCATCATTTAATCCTACGGAAGTTACTATATATGAAACTAATACTGCAACCAATCAACCTACATACTATTTACTTAAAAAATCAGCAAAAGCTGTTTCCGGACAAGTAAAAACTGCTACGTTTACATTTGGTTCTGCCGTAGCATATGATAAAATATTGTTACCAGATACCAACATTATAGAAATTATTTCTGTTACGGAAGCAGATGGAGATAATTGGTATCAAGTTCCATATTTAGCACAAGATACTATTTTCGAAGACGTTCCAAATCTTTTAGAAAATGATCCAGATTTAGTTGGATATCGAGATTCAGCACCGACACTTCTTAAAATGAGAAAAACTTCAAAACGTTTTGTTACTAGATTAAGAAGTGACAATCGTTTAGAATTGCAATTTGGTGCGGGGATATCTGACAATAATGATGAAGAAATAATTCCTAATCCAGATAATGTTGGTAACGGGTTAGCTGGTTTTAGAAGATCCGTAGACATTGATATTGATCCTTCAAATTTTTTATATACAAGAGCATATGGACAAGCACCTGCAAATACAACATTAACAGTTACATATACTGTTGGTAACGGAATACAAGATAATGTTCCTGCAGCTACTTTAAAAACTATTAGTTTTATCGATTATAATGAAAACGTTAATTCAGCAAATAATGCAGGACTAGTAAATTTTGTTAAAACATCAGTAGCCGTTACTAATCCAGATCCAGCAGCCGGCGGGAAAACTGCGGATACGTTGATTGATATTAAAAACAACGCATTGGCAAATTTTGCAACACAAAATCGTTTAGTAACAAGAGAAGATTACATTATACGTGCATATTCGATGCCATCAAAATACGGAAGCATAGCTAAAGCATATATCGTACCTGATGATCAAATTACTCAACAAGAATTAGTACAATCTCGAGTGCCAAATCCATTAGCATTAAACATGTATATTTTAGGATATGATCAAAACAAACAATTAATTGCATTGAATGATGCGGTTAAAGAAAATTTAAAAACGTATTTAGATTATTATAGAATTTTAACAGATGCAATAAATATTAAAGATGCATTTATAATTAATATTGGAATCAATTTTGAAATTTCAGTATTACCGAATTTCAATAGCAATGTAGTTAAACTTCGTTGTATCGATGAACTTAAAAAATTATTTAATGTGGATCGTTGGCAAATAAACCAACCTATTATAAAATCTGATGCTTTAACTACATTAGCTAATGTTCCTGGAGTACAGTCCGTAATCGGAGTTGAATTTAAAAATTTATATAAAACTAGTGACGGTTATTCTGGAAATGTTTATGATTTAAATACAGCTACGAGAAATGGAGTAATTTATCCGTCTCTAGACCCTAGTATTTTTGAAGTTAGATTTCCAAATCAAGATATACGCGGTAAAGTAACTGCTTTTTAAAGGATATAATAAATGTTTAGAATATTTTACGCACAACAAGATGCTACTTTATATGAATCAGCTCCTAACTATAATACGGGAATTGATGAAATATTAGAAATTGGTAAACGATTAGATACTGATGGCGAAAATCTATTAAAATCTAGATCTGTCGTAAAATTTGATATGGCAGAAATTTCTGCATCATTATCTAAATATGGAAAAACGGTTAATAATTGTAAATTTGTTTTACAATTGTTTACGTCACATGCAAAAAATTTACCATCAGAATATTCTATATATGCAAAACTAGTTGGCCAAAATTGGATAAATGGTACTGGTTTTCAATCAGGAGCAACGACGGATGGTGTAAGTTGGAATTATCCAATATCTGCTAGTTCTTGGTATTCTAGTAGTCAAAACATACAAATTGGTTCTAGCACATTGTATGTGTCGGGATCTGGTGCTGGGGGTTCGTGGATGTTTCAATCTGCGTCTGGAGGGTCTACTGCAGGATTAATTACTTCTGAATCTTTTTCTTATCGACCATCTGATATTAATATGGATGTTACAAATGCTGTAAAAGTATGGTTAAGTGGCAGTGGTGGCGCAACTATACCTAATTACGGATTTTTATTGCAATATTCGGATCCGGATGAAGCGGATAGTGCTGTAAAAGGATATATACGTTTCTTTAGTAGAGAAACTCATACTATATATGTTCCTAGGATAACAATGTATTGGGATGACACTACATTTACAACGGGATCATTAACTGCGGTTAATACTGAGTCATATACAACATATACTCGCGTTAAACCTACTTATAAAGATACAGAAATTGCAAAAATAAGAATTTTTGCGAGAGATAAGTATCCACAAAAATCCCCAACAAATGTATTTCCAATAGAAACTGTAAAATATTTACCTCAAACTACTTATTACACAGTTATCGATGCGTTAACAGAAGAAACCATAATTCCGTACGATGATATTTATAGTAAATTGAGTTGTGATTCAACAAGTAATTTTATATATTTAGATTTAAACGGTTTAATGCCAGAACGGTATTATCGTTTAGAATTAAAAATTAAAGATGGCATTGTTGAAGATTACATCACAGATCAAATTTACTTTAAAGTGATTCGATAATGGCAGAAATAACAAGACAATTTGATACGGTTAATTTACGAAAAAATGCAAAGTATTTAAAAAATGGATTAACTGTTACTTCTGATAATGTTAGCATTCATCCTCGCGATGCTGCTGGCAACATTACGTTACAAGAAGGATCTGAAACTAATCCGTTATTAATTATTGAGCCAACTGCTACGAAAATTTCTAACAATTCCATGTTAAAAATTTTAAATACGCGTTTTGAATATTTTAAATTTCCCGTTAGTACAACCGCTAGAACAGTTACATTAGATACTGATATCGATGCATTAACAAATTCTATTACGGATTTAGTTTATTCTAGATTTAAACCTGTCGATAATCAACAAATTCCTGTAACATCATTTCCTGGTGGATTGGAGTTTAGTGAAGTGGTTGATGGCCAACCACAAAATAATACCAATGCATATTACGTAACTAAAGAAATAAAAAATTCAGGAACGGATTTAAGATTTAGAATTAAAATTAATCATAGATATGACGGAGATGTGCCATATGGATCTGCATATTTTACTATAATAAAAAATGGTCCGGACACGGAAGGGTTGAATAGATCCTTTAAAGGTCCATTTGCTAATTTTCCGGCAGATGGTCATTTAAGTACAGATGGTTTTGGTTTAATACGTACGGAGGAAACGCAAACATTGATAATTGATGAAATCATACCAAATTCTCAATTTGAAATTGGGGACACATTCGGAATTGGTGCTTTTTCGGGACAAGATACACATATTATAATTGCAGATCAAACATATTGGGTGATTACGGATGCATCTAAAAATGTTGATTTATGGAATCAAACAATTGAATAAACATGTTAACGCAATATAAAAATATCGATGAAATAAAAAATGCGGTTCGGTCATTATCCGGAGAACGTATTGCAAATCGTAAACTTCAATTTGCTAGTTACGATATCAATGAATCCATACGTTTTAATACGGATATAACTACGCAAACAGATGCATCTCGAATTGAAATGCATGTTTATTCCAACGATACTTGGTTAACTGGTACGCATAAAATTGGCATAAAAAATAGTATACCAGAATATCGCGATAAAATTACTAATCAATT